GAGACATGACTGTCCTGCAAATCATCTTCGAAACCATTGTGCTGCTGGCGTTCTTCGCCAGCTTGTACATCATCACCATCCTGCTGCATGCTATGGCAGGGACGCTTTAGGGAGCTTTCACATGACACACCAAACACCCCCAGAGTTACGCCTAGCAGCATCACAGCTTTGCGCCGTGTTAAAGCGCGACGCCGCTTTGGAGCTGGCAAGCTACAAGATACGGTTCTGCGATGAATTCAAGGACATTGCTGGCTTTCATTTCATGGGCATCGAAAACTATGACACTCAGCTTCGGCATGCGCTGCAAGCCGGCATCAGCCCGCTTGAACTAGCATACATGTTTGTCGATGCCATAAATTGCAGGGACACTTTAGGGAGCTTGCGAGGAACTGACACATGACAAAAATCAAAAATGTCCACAACCCAGTTTATGACGAGGATGGCTTAATAATTTTTGGTGAGTACTACTGGGAAGACGCCGATGGCCAGGGTTGGTATTTATTTGGTTCAATAGAAGACCTGCGACGAGGATGGCTTAATAATTCACTGCCCAGAGATTTTTTGGATGGTTTGCTCAAAGATGCTCCAACACCACTAGAAAAACTTATGACTGAGAATAGTACAGCCTAGTCAGCACATCCCTGTAGTGCCTCTTCACGATCCTTGGATCGTTCAGCCCAAGAATGTGAGCCAGCTTGCTCCATCTTGGGCCTCTGTCCCTTCCCACAGCGCTGTGCGCCACGGCAAGCACAAGCCGCCTGTCTTCCTCATCCAGACCCATCACAAGCCTGTGTGCCCGATCCATGTCATCGATCTGTTCGCCGGTTGGCCGCAGCCTGACTTCCCCGATCTGGGTCCAGCCATAGCCATGCCAATCGGCAGGGAAGTCTGGCCAGCTTGCCAGCTTCTGCTTTCGAATGGCGACAGGCAGCCGGCGCTCTGTCACTGCCATGCTGAGAAACAACTGGTGCAGCTCATCAATGCCCATGCTTGATCAACTCCAAGTGCCGCTCAGTCGCTGTGATCCATCCCAAGAGCTGCCCGGAATCCATCTTGGCAACAGCTTTGAGTGTGTCGGTGTACCTGTCGGCTGACATGGTCGGCCTGATCCGGCGCAGGGCACGATCTTTGCGAAACATCAACGGGTCAGCCTTCGCCTTCTGCACGGCGCGCTGGTAGTTGGCATTGGTGTGCTTGGCTATGCTAGCCAACATCTCGCGTATTTCGCTTGACTTGTCCTGCGTGATTGCGCTAGACCCATCGTTATAATCCACCGAAGGTGGTGGCAGAATGCCTTGGCCAGAAGGTAAATCAATAAAAGTTATTTGACATGTCTCTGGACATGGCTTGCTAGCCATGTCTACCGGCGCCGGCCTAAAATTCTTGAAGCTCATCAGCCTTTTCCTTTCGCAGCATCTCCATGCCGGCTTCCAGACAGCGCTGCGCCATCGATAGCATCTCCGCTGCGTCCAAAGGTTTGAGCGAAACCACCCCGTCCTTGCTCACCACGATCCCGTCGCTGCGCGGGATCACCAACATCATGCGATCTGTTTGTGTTGCTGACATGCTGCATGCATTCCTTCCTGTGACACCTCAGCGTCCCGTCCGCCAAGATCACCCATGTGCCGTCTACGATCCTGTGTTCCTTCCCACAAGCCGCGCAGCACTCTGTCTCCAACGGGCTTGCTGTCGGCCTGTTCAGCGGCCTCTTCTTTTTCCGCATCTGCTGCAATCCTTTGAGCTATGTCGGCCAGCGCGTTCCGCAGATAGCCCAGTGTCAGTGTCCCGTTGCTAAACTCGCCGCCGGCAAGATACGCCCAACGGCTGTTGTGTTTCTGCGTGGGCACACCGTACAGCTCAGCGATGTAGAACAGCCCCCGGCCAATGGCCTCTAGCCGCCTGATCTCAGCGTCCGCATCCGCCAGTGCCTCATCGCGTGTCATATCCAATCTAACTGCGGCACAGCTAGCCGGCCGCTGTAGTCTTTCGACCATACAAACCACGCATAAGCCGTTGTGCCGCTGCCTGTGGCGTGTTCATCACCGCGCCACAGCGTCAGCCTTTTGCTGAACACATGGACACGGGCTGGCGGGTTATTGAGGAACAGCCGCTCATGGCGCTTGGCGCCTTCCAGAAAGCTCAGACGCAGCAACCATGCATGTTTCTTCACACCAAGATTGAGCGCATGCAGGATGAATTGCTCAGCAAGCCGGTATGGCGGATTGGTCACAAGGCTGTCGCACTCACGCTCAATCGCCATCAGAAAATCCACACCCGATTGGCAGTACCCATAATCGTTCAAATCAGATGCCATGACGCCATAGCCATCAGCCTCAAGCACCTCGCACACAGCGCCGTCACCGGCTGCCGGCTCCCAAATCACCGGGCTGAATGTTTCCACCCGCAGCAACGCCTCTGTCGCCTCTGGCGGCGTCGGATAAAAATCATCTTTGTGCCTACTCATCGGCGTCATCTTCTTCCGGCCATTCCACATAGCCATTGCCCGAACACTCCGGGCATTCGCCAAGCCGCTCTATCAAGTAACCGCTGCCAGATCGGTAGTCGGGAACCGCTTCCTCAATCTCGCAGACGCCTTGGCCCATGCATTGCTGACACTCTGGCAGCTCTTCCCAGACGCCGGGATGCCGCATGATGCGAACAATGCGCGGCATGTCGATCGGACCACTAGCCACCAGCAGCCTCGCAGATTTCCCTGATCAGCTTTGACCGTGCTGTGTCGCGCAGCTTGATCAGCGGACGCAGATACGCCTCGACATGCGCGATCCGCTTTGCCACCACGACATAGACGCCGGCATCACGCAGCCGTTCATGGATGTCCTTTTGATTGTCGCTGACCTTGCCGCCCTTTGGCCGCTTCAGCTCGACCATGATCGGGCCTTTGTGTGACAATTCATGCCACCCGTGATCGCAGACAAACAGCTCCAGATCGGGCCAGCCCCACTTGGTGCCCAGCTTTTTTAGCCGGACCTTGTAGTTGATGTGCCGGGTGCCTTCATTGGGTGAGTGGTGCCACACAGACCCCATTGGCAGGGCTGCTTCCAGCCACTGCACCACATAGTCTTGCAGCTCATCCTCAGTCATTGAGGCCGATCGGGTAGAACGAATTCGGCTGTACCGCGCCATCGCTCAAAGCAATGATCCGCTTCATGTAGCGGACCCCCGGCACCGACTTGGCCGGATGTGAGATTGGCAGGCACCACCGCCGTGCGACAGTGGCGTGGCTGCATCCTGTAAGACGGGCTAGCTGCGCGTAGCTCCAGCCTTTCGATTTTCGAAATTGATCAAGTGTCATGCATTCTGTGTATAGAGCTTGACATACTGCGTCAACAGCAATACATCAGATATATCGTTAACATTTAATGTCACAAAGGCTAACCTTATGGACATGATTGAGAACAATCTAAAGCAGATGATTGATCGCTATAAGCGCGACAACCCGAGTGAATCGATCAAGACGATCGCCGCCAAAAAGGGTGTCACGCCGGAAACAGTGTCACGCCATCAGCACAATAAAATCGATATGTCGATGCACGACATCAAGGATTATGCGGATATCCTTGGCTGCACCACATTGGATATAATCTACACATCGCCGCCGATACCAGTGTTGGCTGATGCGACTTGTGAAAGTGATGACGGGCCGATCGTGTATAAACAAATCAATTTTCCAAATGACGCAGAAGTTGCTTACGTTCATGGTAATTTTGACGATAATCTAGCCTGCGCTAAGGTCAGGCTTCCAACAAAATATCAGGGAAAATACAAGTGGGTTGACGGTGCGATTGAACTATTTTCAACCAAGCCGTGCTTTGCAAACACAGTGTCACCTGACGCATTTATGCGGCCATGCCTTGTGCGGACTGTGGATGAAAGTCTTCATAGCGGCTTACTTTACCCACAAGCTGGATCGCATTTGTTTAGCTTGGTGCCTTTCTACGCCGATAATGATTCAATCATTCGTGATCTTGATCTCCACTGGGCAACGCCAATTGTTAGCTATATTATTCAGCCGCAGCATTGGGGCGTTAAATTTGTACCGGCAAATCTGCACCCAAAATCCAACGAAATAATTACGCAACTGATTGCAAACATGAACGCGCGGCGCAAAGCGAAAGGCATGGAATTAATTAAGTAACAACATTTAATGTCATGGCTGTTGACATCTAAAACCACACTAGGATAAAACCGTTCCAACCTTTTGGAGCGGTTTTATGTCTTTTAGCGGTTTCTCTGAACGCGATTTGGTGGTGCTATTCCGGCGCCACAATTATTTTCATCACAGCAAGCCCAGCAACCCTGACGGGTTTACCTTTTACCAAAAATGTATTGTGCGGCCGGCGCTAAAAGCAGCGCAGTCTGTCATTGCCGACAAGCGCGATGGCGACAAAAAGCAAGCGCAACACCTCATAGATTTGCACGGCGTGTACATCGACGGTCGAGGCAAGCAGCAATCCGGTGACAAGCCGGTGATGTGCGCTGGCCGGGCGGCTGAAGATTACTGCACCGACATTCTAGTCAACGATGCCAACCCCGCTGACGCCTATTCTGATGCAGTCAATTATCTGCATGGCTTTCATGGCGGCAGTTGGCGCAACGCTGCAACAGACAAGCGCGAGATCGACCACAAGCTTAACCCCCGTTACACCACCAAAGGCACCGTGCCGAAAAAAGACGCCGACCACTGTGAGCTGGAGCTGGTGTGCCGCAATGCGCTCGACGGGCTGCGCGAGGCCATGGCTGGCGCCAACAGGATCACGGGCCAAAAAAAATTGGTAGGCAAATTTGACGATGTCGAGCTGCGCTATCTTGGCTACGCAGACTATCAGGAAGGCGGCGTCGAGCTGAAGACCAAGTGGGACCGCCGGGCGGACAGCGACAAGCCATCAGCCAACAGCTTGCCTAACGAGATCACCTTCGATCACCTGATGCAGATTGCCGGCTATTGGCACATCACAGAAATCATGCCGACAATCGTTTACGCGAACCGCCTTGGTTACCGCGTCTTCAAACCATCTCTCGAACAGCTACAGGCCGGCGTTACGGCCATTGTAGAGGCATGCAGGCGCCGTGAACGGCTGCTGGCTGCCGCACCTACCACCGAAGAGCTACTGCGCCTGTGTGACCCGCAATGGGAACACGCATATTTGTGGAAAGGGATGGCGCCGGAGCTGGTGGATCAAGCCCACAAAATCTGGAGAGCCTGATGATCAGAATTATGACACGCAAACGCGCTACAGACCTTGAAACCGAAATTCTGCGTCTGCGCTTCCAGCTCGAACAATTGCAGAAAGACGCGCTGGCGCGCGGCTTACTGCTCAATGAAATCTACCAAATCATAAATCAACTGAAGGAACAGAAATGATGCACGATCTATTTGCTGTTGAGCCGCCGCACCAAGCGCACAGCCCAACAAGCTCAGCGTCAGCCGCTGAGATGAAGCCAAAATTCGGCAAGAACATGATCAAGGTTATGCAAGCTATGGCTGACCGCGACGGCCTCACAGATGAGGAAGGTTGCGAGGCCAGCAACATGACCGGCAACAGCTACCGCCCTGCCCGTGTTGCTTGTGAACGGCTAGGGCTAATCGTCAAAACAAACGCAACCCGCAAAACAAAAGCCGGCCGCAACGCGGCTATCTACATGCTCACAATGCTAGGGAAAATGGAGTGCAGCCGATGACATCACAAACACAGATATTAAACGAAACCCAGCTCAACAGTTGGATAGCCATGCCACCAAAAGGCGGCGTTGTTGTCAGGATTACGCCAACAATAGCTCAATATGCGTTGGATTCGACAAACAAGAAAAACAGGCCGATATCGCAAGGCAAGGTCGTTAGTTACAGCCGCGACATGCAGTCAAATAATTGGTCGCTGACTGGCGAAACCATAAAATTTGGCGATGATGGCTTGCTCAAAGATGGCCAACACCGCCTAGAGGCTTGTGTCCGCGCCAACACCTCATTCGAAACCCACGCAGTCTTCGGCATTGATGCTGAAACATTCCAGCATATTGATATCGGCAAGATGCGTGGCGGTGCCGACACACTGGCTATGTTGAATGTTCCGAATTGCAGGAATGCCGCAACAATTATCAAACAAATAATTGCCTACGAATCTGGGCTGACACAAACCATCC